GAGTTACAATACCACCTGAAGATATAATCATAGCATCTGCCGCTGAAGCAGAACCTATTTGTCCATCATCTGCAATTTTAATATCATGATTAAATACTGCAGTACCTGCATCTGACATATCTAATGTTAATGCAGTTATATCAGCACTACTATCTGTCCCTTTAAATATTATATCTGAATCACCAGCTTGTGCATCAATAGTTATGTTACCAGATGTAGTTGTTAAATTAACTGCCGCATCACCTGCAGTAATATCATCTGCTGCTGAGGATACTCCAGTTTGTGCATAAGTTTTTAATCTTGATGCTGTAACTTTTCTATTTGTTCCACCAGCACCATCATCAATAATAAATAAGTCAGCATCTACAATAGCTGCTCCAATATCTGTACCACCATCTATATCAATAGCTGCTAATGGTAAAGTTCCTGTGTCTCCTGTACCAATTAAAGTTCCTGTTGCAGCTGGTAAAGTTAATGTTGATGAACTACTAGCAGAGTGTGGTTGTGCTTTTAATGTTTGTGCATGAGCATTTGAACTCTCACAGAAAAATCTCATTTGGGCAATACTACCAGTGCCTGTTCTAATATCAATAGAACCATCAGATATACTTACACCACCACTTGATCCATTACCATCAATATGAACTACACCAGATCCATTTGGTAATAAACTAATATTTCCATTTGATGTTGATACAATATCATTACCATTAACATCTAAATCACCACCTAATTGTGGTGTAGTATCTTCTACTACATTTGATATTGCAGATGATGTAGCAAGTCCTGAAACTACTGCTGATCTAGCTATTTTTTTAAGACCACCACCTGAAGTATCTACTGCTAAAAATACATCATCATTAGCAACTGTAGATATTTCTGATAATGATCCTACTGCCACTGAATTAAAATTTGTACCATCTGCAATTAATAAATTACCTGCAGTATTAGTACCCATTATAATATCATCACCAGTTACTGTAAGATCTCCACCTACAACTACATCACTATTAAATGTTGCTTTACCAGCAGCACTACCATCGATAGTTAAGAAAGTTGTATCTGCACCACCATCAGTTCCTTTTAATATAATATCTGTATCACTACCCTGTGCATCAATTGTAATATCACCAGCAGATGTTGCAATATTAACTGCAGCATCTCCAGTGCTTAAATCATCGTATGCAGTAGATATACCTTCTTGAAAATATGTTTTAAATGTAGCAGCACTTGTAACTCGCATAGTACCACCATCATTATGTATAATACCATCACCATCTACAACAGCTGTAGTCCCAACTGTAGCACCACCATCTATTAAATTAATTTCTGTGCCTGTTGCTGTAATAGCTGTGCCATCTAAACTTAATGTATCAATATTAGCTGTGCCATCTATAAATAAATCTTTAAACTCAAGAGAGGAAGTTCCTAAGTCTATATCATTATCTGTTATAGGTACGATAGCACCATCCTGTACTCTAAACTGTTGTACTGATGAAGATGATACTTCAATATAAAATTCTAAATGATTATTAGTTGAATCAACTAATACTTTATTTAAACTATCAGCATCTCTGATAGATCCAACTGGACCACCTTCACCCGCAGTTCCATCGTGCGTGTGTCCTGTAGTTGCATTAAATGCAGCTAGTACTTGGTTAAACTCATCGTTAGAATGAGCTGCAGTGATTGTATCACCTGTTGTATAGCTTGCTTGTCGTGCTGAATAGCCTGCCATTATCTTCTTCCTCCTGGGGTAAATTCTAATTGAAAACCTTTAACTGAAAATGAGTCTGCACTATTTTGATCATCGATCTGTAATGCTACTGCAAATCCTGAGCCTTCTACTGATTGTCTTACTAGTGGAACACCTGATGCATCATATAGTGAACTACCATATTTTGCTGCTCCATATTGTCCAGCACCACCTACACTAGGTAATGCTATCTTTGTTGGTTGTGGTGTATTTTGATCATCATAATCATATCTAAGAGCTAAGTTTGCATCAATAGAAGTTCCTTCACCCTCATAGTTTAAATTAACTCTTTGCATAAATTTTCTTACACCTGGATCTCCCATTACCATATCTGGAGATCTATATACTGCTTGTATGGTAGCTGTAGTTGAACCTGTAGCAAAAGTATTTCCTGTTTCCATTTTATAAAGAAAACCATCATAGCCACCAAATACTTGTGTCTCAACATTACTAATAAAATCTGAATCTGTACAAGCTGGTTTAATACCTACCATATCTGCATATTCAAATCCAATAGATCCTCTATTAGGATTACTTTTTAATACACCTATAATACCTTTTGATGATAATTGTCCTGTTGCATCTACTGGATAAAATAATCTATATTGTGATTTATCTCTAATAACTACAGATGATATTCTATCTAATGTTACTTCATCAATTCTAGATTGTATTTGTCTAGATATAGAACCAAGTTCAACGTCACCAATTCTTGCCGTACCTGCAATAGTTCTTAATCCATCGGGTGCTAAAAATATAACATCACCACCAATCTCTTGAATGCTACCACCATCTCTACATCCAATATTTCTTGTAACTTCTTGTACAGCAAAATTACTAGATGTAGTTCCTGTTAATTTATATATTCTATCTTCACAGAATATAATTAATTCATTTCTAAATACTTTTAATCCAACAACTGTAGAGTCAACTTTAAATGATCCTGCTCCACTTGCTGTTGTAAAATTATCTTCTTCAAATGGTACACTAAATATAACTTCTTGTGAATTAGTTGCACCAGCATAAAACATATGGTTTTGAAATGCTTTTACAAACTTAGGATTTGATGGTGCAGTTCCACCACCTGTTGCATTTACAACATCAACTGCAAAACTAGTATTAATTATTTGTGCAGCTGAATGACCTGTTGCTATAACTAGTTTATCAGTGCCATTAAAATTAAATTTTTCAAAATCATAAGCTCTAGTAGAAGTCCCTAGTCCTGTAGTTAAAGTAGTATAACTACCTGATGTAGTTCCTCTATGTATATCACCACCTCTAGCTACAATAACTTGACCATTAAATATTATTGAACAGTCTACTGTTAAACTAGAATTACTAGATCCTTCAGGTATAACTGTGCTATTGTATAAAGCTGTACCACTAACACGTCTATATCCACCTTTAATATCAGGTTCAAAATTTTGTAATATTAGTGCTTCACCTGGTTGCATAGAGAACACGTCTTTGTTCAATGTTAAACCACCAGCACAACTTACAACAAACGGTGATATTAAATCTGTTGTTGGCATTATTTACCTAATTTTTCTCTTATAAGTTCCATAGCTTTATTCATAGTTAAAGTTTTAGGAACTTCTATTCCAAGGTTTGTTAATTTTTCTGTTAATGTATTGCCTTTTAAATTTTTTAAATCTTGAAACATTATACCAGCTTCTAATTTTTCATCAGCACGATCTTCACCGTTCATATTACGATTAACCATCATACCATTTTTCATCTCTTCTTTTTCTCTTTTAATTTTTTCTACTTTAGTCATTAGTTAACTCTGCCTCCTATATTTGTTGCAATGCTTTCTGCTATTGTATCACTTCTCATATAATCATTTTTAGTAGCATAATCTACTTTTAATAATTTTAATTTTCTTTGAAAATCTCTATCAGCTAATTGTGCATGCTGTGGATCTGATCTTAACATGTATGTATAATATTTAGCTCTATCAACAATTAATGTTCTAAATCTATCAGGTAAACTCATATTATCTCCATGAGCAGATAAATCTGTATGTGTTTGATAATAATTATAGCTTATAGAGTATTCGTTTGTATTAGGTCTTGGACTTACACCAAAAGATGTATAGTTAGGTAATATATAAACTCTTAGTGGTGCTGAATAATTACCTTTGTTATTTGTATCATCTGTAGGTTTAAAAGATTGTAAATAATTATCGTATGATATAAAAGTTAATTTTCTAGTGGCTATATCACTTCTAGATATTCTTACATAGTCAACATCTAATTGCACACCTGATGCCTCTAAATAAATAAAAGAAGTTTGTGCCGTAGCTGTAAATGTTGTTTGTAATATATTTCCTTCTCTAAAATTTGTTACACCTATTGTAGTATTTAAATTTTGTGTACCACCTGCTGATGTCCCAACTCTAACAATTAATGTAGTGCTAGAACTATTTGGACTTAAAACTCTAACTTGTAATTTGTAAGTTTTATTTACTGTAGTGTTAATAGCTTGATATGCTGCTGAACTATTTAAATTTAATCTACCATTACCACTAGATGTATATGATGGTGATCCATCACCTGTAGTCCAACTAGTTATGTTAGATGTAAACTCACCGTTAGTTACTAATTCTTTTGGACCCATAGAAAATGAATCCATATCTACTTTTCTTAAATCAGTTGGTAAATCATATTCATTATCACCTACAAATAAATCTTGATTTGTTCTTGCGTAAAGTAAAGGTATCTCACCTGTTTCATTATAAATATCATGAATACCTTTATTAATAAAATCTTTTACTGCAGTTTGTATACCTCGACTTGAACTAAACGTA